GATCGGGAAAAATCGGTCCAGCAGGAAATCATAGCCGAGCAGCTTGTCGTAGGTTCCGCTGGTCCCGGCGACGGATTTATAGGCCCAGTAGACCCGCGTGCTGCGCGGATCCGCGGCGCCCATGAAGAGTTGCAGATTGCCCTTGTCGAGATCGGCAAGAAATGTGCGGTCAATCCTTTCGCGCCCGATTGGCTCCGGCACCCCGCCGGGCTCGATCTTGTGAAAGCCCTGCCCTGCGTAGAAAAAGATTCGCTCACCCGCCCGGATGATCGAGTATGGCGCAAACAGGCCCTTGTCCTGGGTGATACGATCGATCTGAAAGATGATCGGAGACCCCGGGACGTAAGACATGCGCCGGATGGCCTGGTCCTGAAAAATGATTCCGGCCTCGCCGCCGGCGACGCCACGGACGATGCCGCCGTCCGGGAAATCCTGGAAGTCCGATGAGTTGACGCCGCTGGTCCAGCTGGTTGACGCGTTGAAGCTGTCGAGCCCCGACCATTGAATCCGGTAAGGCGTCGAGAGCAGGCCCGAGAGCACCAGGAACCGCCCGACCACGCTGATATAGGCCGCCTGCGGGGGTGAACCCAGGGCATTGCCGAACGCGGTCGACGAAGAGAGATCGAATACCTGCAAAACCGCATTGGCCTGGGTTGCAAACACCAGGTTGCCGGTCTGGGCAAATTGCCACTGCGCCGTCGAAGTCAGGCTGCCATAGGTGCCCCCGCCCAGCGAAACATCGGACCACGTGAAATCCGTATTGTTGAGCTTGTAGAGTTTGCTGCCGGTGCCCGCGAAGGTGACAACCGTTCCGTCGGATTTCAGCGCGTAGAACGCGCCCCTGCACGCCGCGGGAAGCGCGGTGGTGTAGCCTGAAAAGGATGGGAACGGCCCGTAGCCGTCGCCGCGCGGGACCACGTTCAGGACGTTCCGCGTGGCTTGTCCTTCATAATCGCTGACGTCAGGGCGATAATCGCCGGTGGCAAGAAGCGGCATTATTCAATGGTCCATGGATCGGGTTGAACGACGGCTGGCGTCCATGTTTCCGGCTGGTTTGGAATTGCGGTCCATGCTTTTGATGGCGTCGCTTCCGCCGTCCACACTTCGTTCTGAATGGCGTTGGCCGTCCAGTTATCGGTGTCGAAGGGGCGCGGAAACCACGCCTCAAAGTCACGAGCAAAACCGGTGTCGCTTCCGTTCAAAACGTAAGAACCGACGCCGGATGACATTGAAAGGCCGAACATCGCGGCGCTTCCGGTGATGATGCAGGAGCTTGAAGTCAGCAACAGATTGGTCGCGAATGCCGCGGCGTTGCCGCCGACCGCATAAGATCCCGTGAATGAGAAGGACTTGGCTGCGAAGGTCGCCGGAATTCCGGCGACAGAATAGCTTCCGGGTCTCGACATGAGATTCAAGCCGGATGTCGCGGCATTGCCCGTCAAGCCATAAGGCCCGGCGCCGGATAATTGCGCCGTTTTGAACAAGGCCGCCTGTCCGGCAACAGCAAACGAACCCGTCGAGACCATGAGCACAGTGTTGGTCAGCCCGATTTTGGAGAGCTGCCCGAGCGCAAGGCGCCCGATCGCGTCAAAGCCAAGAAGTGACATGGCGTCAGGCGATCGTCACGCCGAGCGCAGCGGCAATCGCTGTCATACGCGGCTGCCCGAGGACTTGAACGAGAGCGTTCCAGCCCGCCACGAAGCGCTTGCTCGTAACAAGCATTGGATCTTTCTGCACCTGCATCTGCAACCACATTAACCCGAGTTGGTCATTCCCGGAGATAGCCGCCTTGATCGCGGTGTAATCGGTGACGTTAAATTGCGCCATCAGGTCTTGCGGCAAAACCGTTTGGAGCGGAGACGGAACGGATCGCACTGGCATGGGCGTGTAAATGCCATTGATATAGGTTGCCCCGATCTCCATCGGAGTTGTTTCTTCAATTGCCGCAAGATGAGCTTCCGCTGACCATTTCGAATCATCTTCAACGATGACACGGTTCACGATCAGCCCGGTTGCATCCACCAGCGCAAAAATCTTTGTCGTCATGATGGTTTACTGGCTGCAGAATTCGGTGATGATGACAATGCCGGCAGAACCGTTGCCGCCAGCCGCGGTAGACGTGGTATTAATAGCTACACCACCACCGCCACCCGCCCCATAACCGGTCGCATTTGATCCGTTAGCCGCGCCTGGGTTGGTGTAGACACCTGATCCACCACCACCAAATGCCGAGGACCCGCCGAAGCCACTTGTGCCTAGAATGGAAACAGAAGAAGCCTCATAAAGACCCGGACTCCCCGGCATACCAGTGCTCGCTACAACGTTACCTGTTCCTGCTGTACCGCCGCTCCCGGCAGCACCGAGGACAGTGTTGGCGTATGCTCCGCCCCCTGACCCGCCATTGGCAATACAAAGTGTACCGACACTGGTATTGCCACCCGATCCACCACTATTGGTGCCAGAAGCTCCGCCTGACCCCGCTGCGCCGATAGTGACCGTCTTGGATGCACCGATATCCGACGCGGTTTGAAGAGACCTGGAGTAACTGCTCGCACCACCACCAGCGGCGCCAAACGCAGCACCGGAGGAACCCGAAGCTCCACCACCCCCACCTCCGCCACCAACAGCTTCTATTTTTGCGTACAGCAAATGGGAATCGGGAGTGTATGTCCCCGAAGCAGTGAACTTTTGCACTCTGATAGCGCCAACCGACCCCAGATTGGTTCGAGCGGCAGCCGCGTTGGAAAGATCAGAAAGATTCGCCGTCCGGTTTGAAATATCTTCGGCTAATGCGACGATAGCGACCTGCGGCACAGTCGAAAAACTGATTTTGCTGCCGGCTCCACTCTGCCCCGATCCTGTGCCGGTGCCCGACGAATTGAACAGCACGGTCGTTCGCGCAAGAACGCCGGTCGACGTATTGTACGCGCCTTCGCCGAGCTCCCATTGGCTGAGATCAGCACTTTCTGCGCGATACTTGTAGAGCGCCCCGTTCACCACGCCGGCGGCGGCCGGGCTCTGATAGCCCGTGACCGCAGACGAATAGGTCCAGTCCGTGGTGCCGCCGGCCGTGGGATTGAACCGGCACCCGTCAAGAAATGCTGCCATGTTACGTAATCGTCAGGATGCCGTTGGTCAGGTCGGTGGTGACCGTGAACGTGTTGCCGTTGGTGAGCGTGATCGCCGTTCCATAATCCCACCAGCCGATCAGCGGAAGCGTGGCCGATGTCGAATTGTAGAGCACCGCAAATTCAAATGGGCCGATCGAACCGCCCGAGGCGGTCCATGACGGCTGCGCGCCCGCAGTGAATTTGAAAACGCCCGAACTCTGGGCACCGTTGACCGCCCCGATCGAAACACCGCCGGCGGTATAACCGTTGCCGGCCGCAAGATCGGCCGGCGTGTTGTAGACGGTATTGGTCGCGACCGGGGCCGTATTGGTCAGGTAGACCTTGTAGATCTGCGACGTACCGGTCTTCATGTCATGCAGCGCGTGCGCCACATCCTGCACGAAGCAATTGAATTTATTGAACGATGCCATTTTTTCCCCATAGCGTTTTCAAGCGAAGTGGATGCCGGTTCGCGTTAAGAAAACGCGTCAAAAGAACTTCCCTAGAACACCCGGCCTGAGACGCGAACCGTCATCGGTCCGGCGTTGAACGTCGACGTCAATCCCAGATTGTTCAGATCGTTGAGCGCGCTGGTGAAGCCGAGGCCCCAGGTCTGGATGCGTCCGTCTTCCTTGATGTAAGGCGCGGATTCCAGCAGAGCGCCGTAAAGATACAGATCAGGCGCCAGGGCCAGCAGCCAGTTGCAGCTATTCGATGCCAGCGTCGGAATGTTCTGGCGGTAAATCATCTCGACGGTGTAGTTCTGATCCGGCGTCGGTGCCAATTCGATCTCGTCACCGAACACGGTGAAGTAAAGCGGCTGCGCTGCGACATCGGAAATGCCGAAACGGTATTCGTCCATCTGCGTTCCGGACTTGAATTCCAGACATGGCTTGCCGGTCACACTCGACAGGCGAACCCTGCGCATCGACTGGAAATCGGCAGGCAGCGAAATGAATTCCGGCTCGCTCGATGTGATATCGACGAG